CTGGTACAAAAACTATTACGATGGCAGGGAATTGGATGATGATTTTTGTATGCGGCCATTGTAATGTTAGGGGTGGTGGTTATGTAGAATCGGGGCAAGGTTTTCAGAAGTCGTTAAGTACTTTTATACCGCTCCTCCCCCCATCTATAGGTTATGAAACAATAGGATCTGCTTTTAGGTTAGCAGATGCCTCTGGAGTTTGGATACCTGATAGAGGACAGCCCGTTGAGGAAATATTCAGAGACGATCTTCCGTCTAGACAATTTTTAGCTATTTTAGTTGCAGTTTTAAATAATTCAAGAGACCCTATACCAACAGGTACTGCAAAAAAACTGTTAGATGCAAAAACAGAAAAAAGAATTAAATCAATTTTACGAGAGATGCTTAGAGGTGAAGGCATCTCCTTATCCAATGATTGTGAAAACACAAATAAATATTGCCCATAAAGTTTAGTAGGATAACTAAATAAAGTAGGAGAATAACAATGGCAGATCCAGTAGACACACCAGCACCATCATTACCTTTGATGAGTCCATCAACTTCAGGGATAGTCCAAACTGGTACTTCCTCAACTCCATCAACAAGCGGAACAACGCAAGATTGGGCAACTCACCAACAACTGGTGTCCATTATGTATGTTAGAAATCAAGTATTAAACTCTAATGTAAGTTCTACTTTAAACGCTCCACAAGTATCTTATAACTATGTTGATGCTCAAGCTACCGTCACTACAACAGATCAAATATGGCAAAATGCTACTTTTTCTGGCGAGGCATGGATTCCTCAAAAAATGAATTTAGTTTCTAATGGAGCCAGCGGTGGATTGGGCCAAAGTGGAACTTTCTATACGAGCCTACAGGGATACATCAGAAAAGCAGCAACAACCGATGCTGCTGGTAATTTCTTAGACCCAACAGGAACTTGTACTCAAGTTGCTAATTATAGCATAGACAGACAACCAGGAGCCTATAATAATCTTTTTGATACTTCTGCTTCTGTAAATACTAAACTTGCTCAAATAACAGAACAGTTATCTAATCAGTGTCCTACATTTAATCCTGGATTAGTTGATTTATAGAAGGAGGGAGAGGTATTATGAGTATTAAGCGTTTTATGGTTCCAAGGTGCGCTCGTTGTAGTAACGGCTGCTGACTATACCCTATTGTCGTGAAGAGCTAGTTTCCAAGATATACAGAACAAAAGCCAACACGATGATAGGGATAGGAACCCATCCAGTATAAAATTACCAGTAATACTTCTCCAGAAGAGGCTAAGTGTTACCCCAGACCAGAAGCCAACACACATTGGACACTTCACCAAATCGTGAAAAAAGAAACTTCTATCCTCTACCCAATCTCTGAATGGTGAGAATATCTTGCTATGGGTAATGGAAAAAGCTATCCCAAAGTTAACTAAAATCCAAACTAACATGACATGGGCAACTTTGTATGATTAATAAAGGCTTCCCTATTTTTGTGCCAAGACTCTCTTCCAACAAGTTCCCCATTAGAATAATGAATTAAATCTATAGGTATAGAATAGTTTTTGTACCCCTTCTGGTGGGCAGTAGTAGTGAAATGGATGTCGTAAAAATCCCAATCACCTTCAAAGTATTCAGGCTTTTCAACACCCACATCATCCCAAACCTCCTTACGGGCTGCTAAGAATAGTCCATCTAAAGCAACAACTTGCCCGTGGGGGCCATATGAGGTACTGTGTATAGTGTTGTTATTCTTATCATGGTGCTTAACCATACCTCTATGATACCCTGCTTGCCATCTAGTTTGGTCCCACCATACTGAATCTTGGCCCAATAGAGTAGTCCCTGCGGGTCCCACAAACCCCGAATCAGGATTTATGCACTTAGCAATACCTGCTATAAATTCTTGTTTAGTACACAGTATATCAAGGTCATCATGGCAGCAGATAATAATATCCCCATCTTTGGGGTTACAAACCTCTATTCCCCGCTTATATGCTTCAAATATTGATTTTTGGTTAACTAAAAGTTTAATTTCCACCCCAAAGCTAGATAAGGTATGGACTAACTTTTTAGTTATGGGATTTAAATTTTTATCTCTAGTACAGATTATTGAGTACATCTTCATATACTATAATAGTATTAAAGGGGTTTTGTGTGGACAAATCAGAGCTAATTTCCGAATTTAAGAAATGTAAAGATGATCCTATATACTTTATTTCAAATTACATTAAGGTGACTCACCCAGTCAGAGGGCTGGTTCCGTTTAAACTTTACCCTTTTCAAAAGGATATATTAGAAGCCCTTAAAGATCACAGGTTTAATATTCTAAGAAAATTTAGACAGGCGGGATGTACTACAATTTCTGCTGCCTACTCCTTATGGATGATTATTTTTCAAAAACATAAGCAAGTTGTAATCCTATCCAAAGGTGATGCCGAGTCTACCGAAGTTCTTGATAGAATTAAAATTATGTACGAGGAGCTTCCTCAGTTTTTAAAACCCACCATGACTGAAGATAACAAACATACTATGAAGCTTAGTACAGGATCATCTATTAAGTCTAGACCATCAGGGAAGCAGTCAGGTAGATCCCTAGCGGGTTCCCTTCTTATTATTGATGAGGCCGCTTTTATAGAAAATATAGAAACTATTTGGGCTGCTGTATACCCTATCATCTCTACAGGAGGTCGAGCTTTCGTTTTGTCAACAGTTAATGGTATTGGTAACTGGTATTACGATGTTTATAATGATGCTAAAAGCAAGAAGAACTCTTTTAACCCCATAGATATTAATTGGGAATCTCACCCTGAATATAAAAGACAGGAAGGATTTAGCCACCTTTATGAGGAGATGGAGAAAAAAGGTTTAAAAGTAGACACATGGGAAGCAACTACCAAAGCTAATATGCCTATGAAGCAATGGCTACAGGAGTATGAATGTGAATTCCTAGGTACAGGAGAAACTTATATTGAGGGATATTTGCTCCAAAGGCTTGTAGAGGAGATAAATTCTGAATATTGGATTAAATATAATAATAAAATGAGGGTGTGGAAGGAGCCACAACCAGAGCATGAATATGTTATAGGCGTGGATGTTAGTCTGGGGAGGAGCCAAGATTACTCCGCATTCCACATATTTAACTCGTATACTGGGGAGCAGGTAGCTGAGTTTTATTCAAATAAAACCCCAATAAATGAACTTGCTCAGATTTTAACCAATGAAGCTAATCTATATAATAATGCATCTGTTATTATCGAACGCAACACTATAGGAAATAACTTAATTGATTGGATGTTTAATTATTATGAGTATGACAACCTTTGGATAGATGATAAGAATGATTTTGGGATTCAAGTTACAACCAGAAATCGTGAAGAGCTTCTAGCAAGGATGGAAGAATATGTTCGTAATAATTTTATAAAAGTTAATTCTAAGAGAACAGTTAATGAATTTTTAACTTTTATTGTAGATGATAATGGTAAGATAAAAGCAGATGACGGAAAACATGATGATCTCATTATGAGCTTATCTATAGCAGTATTTTTAATGCATATCTTGTCGGATAGTAATCCTTTGGAGATGGTGGCAAATGAAGAATTTGAAAGAAAGCCTCTGGAACCAAAAAGAGCAGTTCTTCACGATAGTGAAAATAGAGAATTAGAAGAGGATATGAAATGGTTGATAAGTTAGAAAAAGATGAAGACCAATTAAATGAAGATGCTATGGGGCATACTAAATTTGGAGCAGGGGGCGCGGGGGAAAGATTAGGTCCATATTTTTATCCTACGGGCCGCTTAGGTCAATTTCTAGCTAGATTTTTTGCAACTAAAGCGGCCCCGTATGTGGGCAAGCAAGGAGATTCGGGAGCAACCCCACAAGCTAACCTAGCAGGTGATACTGTTCAAAATACAGAGACAGTACAATCAGATGTCCTCCCAGCGGTTGGTGCTATAAATAGAACCTCTCTTATACTTCCAGATCTTGAAAAAAATAGAAGAGAGCGTTATCAAAAATTTGAAGAAATGGATGATTATCCTGAAATTGGCGCAGCCTTTGATATTTATGCTGATGATTCGACCCAAAAGAGTTTAAGAAACAAACGATGGACTATCCAAAGTGACAGCCAACTAATCGTAGACGAAGTAGAAACTATGTTCGACGAGATTAACTTAGACAAAGACTTCTGGGATATTATAAGAAACACAGTTAAATACGGAGATTGTTTCGTAGAGACTATTTTAGACGTAAATAACCCCAGAAAGGGGCTACAGCGAATTAAGGTTTTGAATCCTAATTTTATTATTAGGGTAGAGAATGAATACGGATACCTAACAGATTTCTTACAAGAAATACCTGACAAGGACGACTGGGCAGCATTTGGCAGTGCTTCCATGAACATGGGAGGTGGCTCTTATATTACTCTTGATAGAAATCAAATTGTTCACTTTATGTTAAGAACTTCCGATCCTGCGTACTACCCATATGGGAAATCAATAGCCGCAGTGGCAACCAGAGTATTTAGATCTCTAAAACTTATGGAAGATGCTATGCTTATCTACCGATTAGCAAGAGCCCCTGAACGAAGAATCTTCTATATTGATGTTGCCAATATGCCAGCCACTAAAGCAGAAATGTTTATTGAGAAGGTTAAAGAGAAGTTCAAGAAAGAAAAATACTACGACCCTAATACGGGAAGTATTGATTCTCGGTATAACCCACTAAGTGCAGATGAAGATTTCTTCGTCCCAACAAGAGGTGCTCAAGGAACAAAAATTGACACCCTACAGGGAGCTTCTAACTTGGGGGAGGTAGAGGACGTTAGGTATTTTAGGGATAAACTTCTCGCTTCATTAAAAATCCCAAAGGATTACATAGTAGAGAAAGATAAATCTCCCGAAAGAAAAGCTAATCTTTCTCAATTAGATGCTAAGTTTGCTAGGGTTATAGGGAGAGTACAACAACAAGTCGAGATGGGTCTAGAGGCCATAGCTAGAAGACACTTAGTTTTGGTGGGCTATCCACCCTCCTTAATCAAGGGACTCAAGATACTATTACCAGATCCTAGTGATGTCTTTACAAAGCGTAAGATGGAAATTGATGAGCAGAAAGCTCGTGTTGTCCAAGCAGTTGTAGGCACTGGTCTTTTTCCAAAATCTGTAATCTATAAAGAGTTCTATGATATGACAGATCAAGAAATCCAAAATACTATGGAGAAGATGAAGGAAGAGAAGGAAGAAGAAGCAGCAGAACAAGCAGCCCAAGCAGCGACTGAAATGGGAATGGGTCAGGAAGATAAGGATAAGGATGCCGATAGAGAAGAAAAAGGCAAGCAAGCTGATCACGATAGGGCCAAAGAATTACAAAAAGAAGGCGTGGATACCAAAATCTCTCAAGCTTTAGATAGAATTAAAAAGAAAATTATCATGGAGTCAGGGGATAACAAAGATATAAAGTTGTCTTCTATTAATAAGATTATATCAAGAAATACAGGAAATCGCTAAATAAGAGGCTAATTAGCTTTACTATATACCCATAGCCTAAATAATAAGTTAAGGAGTTAGATATGTTTGATCATTTGTTTGAAAACAGAAACAGTACTGTTACAAATCTTTTAAAGTTGGGGGACTGCTTAGGCAGGTCTTTAAGGGAAAACGTAGAAATATTTTCTATTGATAGTGAAAATAAGAAAGTAGCCTACCTAACGGAAGGTGGTAAGGTTCTGTCAGGACAGTACAGACTTGGGNGGGATATCTCTTTTGAGAATATTAAGGTTCAGGATACCGATATCTTTAGTGATAATGAGGTTTTTGATTCCTTTGTTAATGAGAAGGTATCATCCTTTGTGGGAAATTTAAACTCTGACGACTACGGAACAGCAGAGAATAGTTTCTCTGATATACTTTCTCTTTGGGAAAATAGAATTAAATTTGAAAATGTTAAGAACAAGCTTCGAGAGAAGGCCAACCTCTTTTCAGAAAATCAAACAATTATAGGGACTGACCAATTTAGCCAATTCTTAGAAGTAATGCCACAATTCCTAAATTTCTTAGAGAACAATAGAGAGGTCATTCAGGAAGTTCAGCAGATTGAGAATGCTATTAAATTATCTAACTCCGTATCAAAAGCATTTAACTTCCCAAAAATATCCTTTTCTAAGTTAGAAGAGGACGGAAGTTATGTAATCTCAAAGGGTTTAAACAAGTCCGTATACGAGCTTATTTGTAAACAAGAACTTGTAAATAAAGAATTGCACGAATCTAAGAAAAACTTTGAAGATATGTGGGCCACCAATAGTAAGATTAGAAATCTAGCAAGTATGGTTTTTGAGGAATCAAACGAGACTATTCTTACTGCCTTAGTTGAAGCAGTTATTGATGTGCCCTTCCTTGCCTTAGTAACTAAGAAGCAATTGTCAGAAAGTATTAATAACTCTTTTAGTCTTAGTGAAGAAATATCTATCTCCCCTAAAGAGCTAAAGACTTTTGTATCAAAGTTATTTGAGATGAAAAAGCCTATAAAGAAGATTATTATTAATCTTCTAAATGAGAAATATGGAATTAATGTTCTCAATATGAGGGATACAGCAACTTTTAAAGGTTTAGCTAGTACCCAAGTTGTTATATTTGAAGCATTGACTCGTCTTGCACCTAAAGGAAGTATAATTAGAGAAACTTTATCTAATCTAAGTAAAATGCTTAATACTAAGAATGGGGTAGAAATTATTGATGTTAACGATATTCTTCAAGAATGTTTTGAGGAGAGTGGGTATGTTTCTTTCTGTAGAGACTTTACCCTTATTGAAGAAATGTCTTTCGATGATATTTTGCAAAAGGAAACGAATGTAACAGAGTTATTAGAGAAGACAAAAGAAAAGCTTTTATTGGATAAAGATAAGAAGAATACAGAAAAAGAACTTAGCCCAGAGGATAAAAAATCCAAGAAAGACGCTGAGGAGGATGAGGCTGGTGAGGATTGCGTAGGCGACGAAGAAGATGACTCGATAAAAACGGCAGAAAAAAATCTAAAGAAGAAGGTTAAGGAAGAGGCAGAAGAAGCCGAAGCTGAAGAGCCCTCAGAAGAGGAAGATTCTCAAGAGGAAGAAGAGCCATCTGGGGAAGAGAAAAAAAAAGAAGAGCCTATGTCTAAGGAAAAATTTGTGGACGCACTATCGGATTTAGAGGCTCTTCTAGGGGATTCTCCCCCTGAAGAAGAGGACGAAGAGGACGAAGAAGAAGAAGAAGAGTAAAAACTAATGGCCTGTGATTCAAATTTGGTTCCCGTGGTCGTTTCAGGAATGCCCGATGGAACCTATCAATTAGTAGAGCAACCTTCTGATAAAACCTTATGCTTCAACACATTGTTTGGACCCTTGGGGGACGTAGGTAAGGTACTTACTGTTGGTGCAGGTGGGGAGGTGGTGTGGTCCACTAATGCAGCAGACGCTGCATACGATGCTTCGGGTCTTTTTAATGATGGCGAGGGATTAGGATCAGCCAAAACTTTTCCCGCAATGGCAGGTAATGCTACAAAATTTTTAGCTTTATCTGATGACGGGGCCACACTTGTGTGGCAGAAACCCGTTTTTACCTACGATACGGCTAAACAAGAGGTAGTATTAGGAGAGGGTATTCTTGGAGATGGTGTAGTAGGGTTAAATTTATCGGGAGCATCAGGTGGTGTGAATTTTGGGGGATTGAGTGCTTCTGGTATTAGACATGTGGAAGCTAGTGGTGAAGGTGTTACTTACTTGTCCTCTCTTATCGTAGGTGATTTGGATATTCATGCAAATGCGGTAGTGCCCTCAGGGATAGGGGCTACCTTGCACTCTGATGATCAAATTACCTGCAACGCAGATGCTACTCTTGCTACACACTTAGTAAGGTGGAATCAGGTATCTGGTAACTTTACTAGTAGCGATCATGGAACTTTGCAAGGTCTAGGTGACGATGACCATACCCAATATCATAATGATACAAGAGGTGATGCTAGATACTATCAAAAATCTGAGTTTATAACTGAAGGAGGGGGAGAAGAGGGTGCAGCAGGATCTCCTATAAAAATGGATGATTCTGGTTATATTGATGGGTCTTTTATACAAGAATCAGATATAGAT